GATTGCTCGAGCGTGGTGGGTGTGTTGTATGCGCTCCAGGCTGCGCTCTCCGCCGAGCCATCGCTGAACAGGTTATCGCCCAGGCGGGCGTAGATCACCTTGCACTTATTGAGCATTTCGCCCCAGGCACGCGTGAAAGTCATCCCGTCCAGGGTCAAATCCATCCCGGCCAGGAACCCCTGCCAGGTGGTCTGCCCGCCGGCCGTCTCCCGTATTTCCCGCATCATCCCATCCAGGAATAACTCGAGCATCTCGTCGCGCGTGCCAAGATAGCTGGCCGTAGCCATCCAGTATCCGCCCCGCGAGCGGATCGACCTGCGCCAGCTGGGGGCGAGAGCTGCCTTCATATTGCGGATAGGTGTGGCGCCGTGCTTTATGTTGTGGTAGAGCGTCAGATCGATCGGCAGTGTGTCCAGAGATCTCATTCCGCCCCTCGCAGTTCCTTCCAACGGTTATAGACCTGCATCGTCACCGCGAAGGTGTCGCCCTTGGTGCTGCCGAAGCTCCAATGCTCGCCGGCTGCCACCAGGATCCCGCTGCCTGTTGGCAGGCCGCCGTTGATGCGCGGCGCGCCGGTCGCTTCCGGTATCCCGGCATGCATCCAGATCGATGTCTTCTGCCCGGCTGGCCGGTCCATCACATACAGGGGATTTTCGTCGGCGCTCTCGTATTCGACGCCGTCCGCCGAACTGAATGCTCCTTGCAGTTCGGCGTAGACGAAGCCCTCGTCGGCCGGGATCAAGACTAGGCAGTCGAACTCGACGCCGGCGGCCCCGGAGGCCAGCTCTGCCCCGATGAAGATCGTCGAACTGGTCAGCAGGTTCGACCCGCCGTACTGGTTTCCCGGCGAGGGCAGCGTTATAGTTCCCATGTCATGGAATTTCCAGACATTTCCGGCCACCGGCACCCGCTGCCGCCAGGCCGGGTTCGGGTCGTTGGAAAGTCCCGTCCCCATACGCACCATGGCCTGCGTGGCCAGCCCGGCGCCCATTTGAGCACGCAGCAGGACGTGATATCTGCCGCGCTGGGCGGTGTAGTTGGCCGTGACGTCCTGCACCCGGATTTTGACCCGAGTAAACATGGTCGTGACTGTGGCGAACGTGCATTTTGCCTTGTAGCCGTCGAGAGCGGTGGTGTCTGAATTGCTGGTGCCTCCGGTGGTGTCCGCCCCGAATGCGAACCCCTTGCGCAGCGACCAGGTCGATTGGAAGTTGGCCCGGTTGCCGTGCCGGTTGGTCTTGAAGCCCATCCAAAACCGGTGGAACGGATATGTGGCCCCGTTGACCCCGCGGAATTTGACCAATGCCAGGCGCGCCGGTTCGTCCCCCACCACGGCTCCGGGGCTGCCGCCGTATGTGGTGTAATCGAACTTCCCGCCGATCCCGTTGACCGCCGTCGTTTCGTAGGTCTCCGCCTCCGGAGATTCCCAGTAAGGCATCCGCTCCAGACCGAGCAGGTATTCGCCGATATAGCTCTGGATCGACCCACTGCCCCTCACCGGCTGGCCCGGCCGGTGTTCCAGCCGTTTAAGAAATGCCTGGCGGATGCCGGTTTCGTTGAGCAGCCGCGTCCGCAGCCAGACTCCATAGCGTTCTGCCGCATCCTCAGAGTCAGAGATCTGTTTGATTTTCTCCGTCAATGCCTGGATATTCGCCGCCAGATCATCATCGGATGCGCCATAGGCCAGCAGTGTGATCGCCTCATCCACGCTGAGCGCGCCCGATTGTACAACGGCCGGGATCCAGCCGTTATTACCCAGGCCGAATCCGTCTGCCATCCCCAACAGGCTCAGGCTGTCGACGTCGCTGACAAAATCGTCCCGGCGCACCAGGTCCAGGAGGTTATAAGTCCGGTTCACATCAAATTCTCCGCATATTTCTCTTTCTTCCGCCGCTGCTGGTCTAAATACATTTTCGCCGCCAGCCGGTCATTGATCGTCACATTGATTGTGTCACCGCCGACCGTGATTACCCTATTTGAGGTAGGTTGCGCCGCGAAGGCCGGGCTAGACCCGGCCTTGGCGAGCCCGGCTTGCAAATCTAATCCGCCTAGCCCGGCACTTAAAGCAGCTCTGATCTGCGGGATCGAATTGAGAAAACCCCGCGCCAGGGCCATGCCCAAGTCCTTCTCACCGAAATCGAGCAACAGTTTGGATGGTGATCCTGATTTGAAGAATCCTTTCAGAGCATCCATGATGGCTTTTGCCAGATCTTTGATCGCATCGATGGCCCACTGCGCGCCGGCTTTGATCCCATCTGCGATTCCCTTTACGATATCCTGGCCCACTTTCAGCCAGTCGGTCTCGGTAAAGAAGCGGATGATATTATCGACCAGCTCGGCGGCAATGACCTTGATCGCATCCCAGGCCTTGGAAAGAATATCTTTGATCAGCGTCCAGGTTTTATCCCAGGCCACGCGCAGGTTTTCCCCAAACCCAACCCAATCACCTTCAAAGGCGGAGCGGAAAGCTGCGAAGAGCGCATTGACGATTGGGGCGACTGTCTGGATGACAGTCTGTATGGCGCTCCAGACCATTTCCCAGGTAGTGCGCAGACTGGTACTGAAACCTTCCCACCATGCCTTGAGCGATGCGAGCCAGGTCGGGATATTCGTGCGCAAGAAATCGATTACCTGTCTGGTCTTTTCTTGTATTCCTCCCCAGTTGCCCGCCCAGGCCGCCCCGAGCAATCCCACCAGGACGATCAACGGCCCTATCCCCGAGGCAATCGCCGCGATCGCCGCCACGATCCCGGCCGCAGCCAGGGCTGCCCCGATCCCGATCAGCGCGCCTTTGATCTCCTCGGCGTGCTCCCTGGCGAATGGGATCAACGTGTTGTCGACAAAATCCTTGAATGTCTTGGCGAAATTCGCGATCTGCTCGACCGTCGCTGGGGGGATGATCTCGGCCAACGCGCCCTTGATGTCGCCTTTCAACAGCTTATCGATCACGCGACCCAGGGTATCCGCGAATACCCCGATCTTATCGGTAATGCGTTTGATCCCGGCCTGCATTTGCGGGCTGGCCAGCCAGGTCTGGAATGCGTCCAATATTTTGTTGGCAGTCGGCAATAGCTTGCCCGCCATCTGCCCGAGCAATCCCTTAAACCCGCCTTTGAGCGCCGCCAGGCGGTCGTTGAGGTCCGCCAGACCTTTGACCGTCTCCTCGTCCATCACCGCGCCCATCTTGTGGGCTTCGTCGGTCATTTTCGCCAGGCCGTCCGCCCCCAGGTTAATCAGCGGGATCAATTCCTGGTAGCTCTTCCCGAATATCGTCTGGGCGATGATCTCCCGCTGGGTTTCGTTTTCGACCTTGCCGAGCGCATCGATGATGTCTGAGAATACCACCTCGGTATCTCTCAGGTTGCCGTTCGTATCACGCGTGTTGATGCCCAGGTCCTCGAATGTCTTGGCCATCGGAGAACCGGCTTTGTCCGCCTCTTTGAGCGATTTTGTAGTGCGGGCGAAGGCGCGTGCTATGCTCTCCACGTCCGTCCCGATCTGGTCGGCTACAAAGCCTAATTCCTGGTATTTTGTCGTCGAGATGCCGATTTTTTCAGCCGATTCGAATATCTCATCGGCCGCCTTGGCTGCGTTGGTCACGAACCTGGCCAGCCCGATCGCCGCCCCGACAACTGCAGCTCCGATAGCGGCTATCCCGAGTGCCACGCTTCTGAGCACCCGGGTTCCCAGCGCCTTGAAATCCGTAATGACGTTCTTCAGGCTGCCTTTCAGCCTGTCCAGCGCCCCGCGCAACCGGCCGGTGGCGCGTTCTGCCTTGTCCTCTTCCTTCGCTAGCTGTCCGGCCTCTTTGCCCGCCTCATCGCTCTCTTTGGTCATCCCCTCCAGGGCGTGCTCGGTCTGTCCCAATTCGAACTGCATCTTATTGAGTGTCTCAGTTTCTTTCAGTAATTTCAACTGCAATTCTTGAGCTGCCCGACTATTTTTCCCTTTCTCAGCCGCCACCCGCTTGTATTCCCCCTCCAGCGCGGCCACCTTTTGCCTTTGGATCTCGATCTGGCCGGTGAGCGCCTTGATGCGCGCCTCGAGGCCTGTGGCAGACTTCGCCCAATCGCCCAGGCCGGCCGCGGCCACGCGGAAGCCAGATTCAAGGATTCTGATTTCCCTGTTAAGTGTTGCGAGGCCAGTTTTGAATGAAGTCGTATCGAGTGATACTTTTCCTGAGAGATCGCTTTGGTCAGTCATTGTTGGCCTCCGCTTTCTTTTTAGCCCAGGTCGCTTTTCTGATTACTGACATCTTTGTTCTGAATTCCGGATCCTGCCACTTCAATTTGTTGCCTTCTGAAATATTCTTCTTGGTCTCTGGCGAGAGTGGTTTGCCGAGATGGGATTCCAACAAAGCTCGATGTACTTTTTGCGACATCGATTTACCGCGATTAGATTTTGATATTTTCTTTCTCGTTTCTTCGGAGTGTGGCTGAAACTTTCTTCCCCTTCTCACCAACGAGAGTTTTTCTTTTGTCTCGGCAGAATGTGGTTGTCCTGGTCTTCCCTTATGGGCTAAAGACATTTTCTCTCTGGTTTCAGGAGAATGACGTCTCCCGAGCTGCGATCTATTGCCCGGTTTCCCGCGCTTGGCACGTGATATCTTCTCCCTGATTTCGGGGGAATATTTTTTCCCGAATGTAGGTGAAGGTATAGCAGGACCAAGATTCAGCAATTGCGATGGTTCTATTTGTTCAATCCACCATTGCTCGCGTGATGCAACAGTCCCATGATCGTCGCAAACTTCCAGGATTTGGAATCCTGGAGCCCCATAGCGATTATACAAATTCTGCATGTAAGGGTTGCGATGTTTACCACTCTTGAATTGATTTAAATGCCTGCGGAGTCGATCTTTAAACGATACTGCTGTAGATCCAATATAAATTTTCTCCCCGCTCGCCGTTTTGAAAATCAGAGCGTAGACCCCACATTCCTTCATGATTTGTACACGACTCCAATGCCCATAGTAGTCTGATTCGGCAAAGAATACAATTCTTCAGTTCTATGTCCCCGCATCTTGAGCTCATTGAAAAAGCGGCCCACCTGGATGCGTGGCCGGTCCCTGGGCGGAATCAGGTCGTGCATGGCGATCACGCCGCCCGGCCTGACCTTGCCCCCGTAATTCTCGAAGTCCGCCTTAACGCCCTCGTAGGAATGATCGCCATCCAGGAACAAGAAGTCGATGTACGGACAGATATAACCGACCCTGGCAATGACGCTCGGAAGAGTCGAGTTGCCCGTGATGGTGTGCAGGTGAACACCATCCGGGACCCACTTGTACCAGACGTTATTCTTGAACTCCGGATCGGGTGACATCCATTGCTTCGGGCTGAGGTTCACGCTCACCACGTGCGCGCCCTGGGGAGCATTGTTCAACCAATGCCATAACGTGCCCCCTTTCCAGGAGCCGATTTCGACTATGTATTCGGGCTGCAATTTCACGTAGATCTCGAGCAATGCCTTGAATTCTGGCTCCCGTTGTGCCGGCGTGATACCCGGTGCTATTTCACTCATATACTTCGCTGTCATAGGTAACTCTCCAATTTGTTCACAAATTTATTGGCGTCGAATGCTTCCCCGATGAATTTATCCCGCCATTCCATCACCGCTTGATTTCCCTGGCAGGCCTGCTCTACCACATCTGAGGTATCCCCCTGGAGGATATCCAGGGGATACCTGAGATAATCGGCGTAATCCGCCCAATGCTCGACAAAGCGCAGGTTGGATGCGGCCTGCCCGCTGTGCGCGGGGATATCCTCGCCCATCATCAGGGTCGGCTTGCCCCTGGCGATGGCCAGGTAGGCGAACGTCTGGTGGCCGACCACCAGGTCGGCCGCGTCGATCTCGGTGGTGGAGCCATTCGGCCGGGCGTGGATGTATTTCACGCCCGGCTGTTTGGTCAGGCCGTTGCGCTCCAGGGGCTGGATATGGCGCACGGTCAGGCTTGCACCGCTCTCCCGGCAATATTCTATTAATCGGGCGAAGGCACGCCGGTTAATGTCGATATCGGGGTCGGCCAGCCAGCCATTTTGAGCCGGATGGATCGGGCCAAAGAGTACGTTTTTCACTTCCTGGACCGGCTGAAAATCCCTCAAACCGCACATCGACCAGCCCACGACCTCGGTCTTGATCGGATAGCCGAAGCGCCGCATAACTTCGGCGTGTCCGGGTGCGATCACGAACGTGCACCGCGTGTGCGGCCAGGGCGCCAGCAGCCCGTCCCACTGCACCATCGGGCGGGCGGCGTGAGGGTACAAAAAACTCGGAATGCCCATCTTGTGCAGTCGGGGCAGCCATCTTCGGTAGATGACTTCGCCGTTCCCGAAACGCGACCCGTCCAGATCGCTCAACGCAAAGCGCAGCCGCGCGCTGACCGCCTGCGCCGCCCGGTACCCGGCCTGGCCTAAAGCGTGCACGTATTTCGCTTCTTTGCCCTGATGGCGGTGCAGGTAATA